TATTGGACATCATACATAGATCCACTTATTGCAGGTTTATATAAGACGACTTATACTGGCTATTTTGCCGATAACGTTAGTTTTTTTGCAACCGCAACTCCTGCTTCGGTAGGTGGAAATCCAGCTACTTCTGTACAAACTACTTCTATATTTGAACCTGCTCAAGATGACGGGTCCACTTTTAGCTGTCAATGGTTAGGATATTTCAAACCAACAACAACTCAAACATATACATTTTATACATCATCCGATGATGCTTCGTATGTATGGGTTGGAGCAAATGCTATATCTGGATTCACAACATCAAACGCTGTTGTCAATAATGGAGGACTTCATGGAACTGTAGAAAAATTTGGGTCTATTGGTTTAACTGCTGGTACCTATTATCCAATCAGAATCCAATTCGGAGAACAGAACGGAGGTGATGTGATGACTTTTAACTATGAAACATCAACTATAACAAAAACAACAAATGTAACGGATTTGGTTTTCTATAATAATGCAACTAACGGATTCTAGATTCATATAAAAAAATAAATTAACAACATGGAAAAAAAAGAACCACAAAATACTGAAACTCCAACAAATGGATTTGCCGATGTATTTCTATCTAAGCTAAAAGAACAATCGTTTACCATAGTACTTATGATAGGGCTTATTTGGTATCAAGGTAGGCTGATGGAGGAAAGAGTAGCATACTGGCAAAAACTATATGAAGAACAAAAATCATATATTCAACAAACTGACAAGGAAGATAAACAGATCCTGTTGGATAGAATTGAGTATCTTCAACAACAAAGGGATAAGTACGTTGAAGATGCAATAAATGAATTAAAAATAAAATAAAAAAAAATAAAATAAATTATGTCAACAGAAACAAACACAAATTTTGAAAACAATCAATCGGCTGAAACACACTCAGATGGAACTTCAGGCGGTGCATCGATTGATACTACAACAACTGCATCTGCAGGAGTATCAACAGGAGATGAAAATGCATCAATAGGTATTGAAGCATCTGTTAAAACTGGAACTGAAGCATCGGTTGAGGGTGGATTAGATGGAAATAACGTTTATGTAGAAGCAAGTTATTCGGATACAACTGAAGCTCACGTTACAGTAGAAGGTCAAGCTAATGCTGAAGGATTTGGTGCTAGTGGTACAGTAGATGCTTATGTTAAAACCGGAAACGAAGCTGAACTTGAAGTAAGAGCAGGCGATGAAGGTGTAGTAGCAAACGGAAGCGTATCAGCGGGAACATCGGCTGGCGTAGATGGAGAGGGAACATTAGATCTAAGAGAAGGTTCAGTTACAGCTGGTGCAGGAGTATCAGTTGGTGAACAAGTTGGAATCGGAGGCGGTGGCGAAGCTACTTTTGTAGATGGGGTAGCAACTGTGGGAGTTAGTGGTGAAGTAGCAGTACTACTTGGAGTTGAGGTTGATTTAAGTGTTAGTATTGATACAAATCAAATAGCAGAAGATGCCGCTGCAGCACAAAAATTAGCTGAAGAACAAGCTGCAGAAGCAAAAAGATTAGCCGATGAGGCTGATAGAGTATTAGCAGAACAAGCTGCAGAAGCTCAAAGAGAAACTGAGAGATTAGCTAGAGAAGCACAGGAAGAATTCGACAGACAAGCTAGAGAAGCAGCAGAAGCCGCAGCAGCAGCACAAAGAGAAACTGAAAGATTAGCAAGGGAAGCTCAGGAAGAATTCGACAGACAAGCTAGAGCGGCTCAGGAAGCAGCTGATGCAGCAGCAAGAGAAACTGAGAGATTAGCCAGAGAAGCTGATAATGCATTTAAAGATGCAGGAAACCAAATAGATAAAGGATTTAAGAAAGCTTTTAAATGGTAATCTATGTCAGAAGTAGTTACACTTACAAAAACTGAATACCTTATAGGACACTTGGACGAGGATCTAAATCCTCTAATTGAAATGATATTATCCAACCATAATGAGGGAAGGAACATGTCGAAAGATATTACCAATATAAGGTACGAGGATATTAGAATAAATTTTACCCCACAGGTACAGAGGATAGCACAAGTCCTCTGTAACGAGTGGGCTTCCTCATTTGGTGAGGAAATTGAACTCTGTTGGCAAAACCAAGAGGGTCAGGATCCAAATTCAGCATTCTGGGCGGTTATTCATAATCATAACGAGTCCACTAATTTGCATTCCCACGAGACACAGGATAATTATGAAGGTGGTGCACATGTAAGTGCTGCTATCTGGGTTCAGGTTCCAGAGAACAGCGGTAATCTGGTATTCCAATATCACATCAATCCCTACAGAACACGTCATGGAGAGATTATAGCTGAAGCCGGTAAATTTGCGATGTTTGATAGTACTTTGCCACACTTCGTCACAAAGAATTTTAGTAATGAACAACGTATTGTAATAAGTATGAATTTTAGAAGAAGGAGCTAAAAAATGTTATATCATAAAAAATATATACATAAAATTCAAAAAAAATATTAACCCATAATGGCAAAGACAAAAACAGCATCAGAAAAAAGCTTTGTAGCAAAACCAAGAAAATCTTGTAAAAGAGTTGCTAAGAGTAAGACCTCAAAGAATAAAAATTCTAAGAATTACGTCAAAGCATATAGAGGTCAGGGTAAATAGTCAGACAATACATACAATCACAAAAAAAGCACAGTGTAAATACTGTGCTTTTTTGTTTGTTGTTGATTACTTATGATTCTAATTTTAGTAATTCGTTGATTTTTTTAGAAATAACATCCTTGCTCTGAACCCCAGATAATCTATCAGCTTCAACACCATCCTTAACAAATATTAGTGTCGGGATAGATCTGATTGAGTACTTAGCCGTTAAATCCGGCTCCTGGTCAACATTGGCCTTTTTAATTTCCACGTCAGATCCTTCGCTATTATGTTCATTCATCAGTGATTCGATTGCGGGTGTCATTACTCTACAAGGACCACACCAGTCTGCATAAAAATCGATTAATTCTACTTTTGCCATTTTTTATTGTTTTTAATTGTTTATCATTTTGTTAATCCTGGGAGTATCTCACGATCGCTATACTTTAGGAAATATTGTCTGATTTTAATTGGCTGCTCTACGTTTAAATCTAGAACTTGTTTCCAGTTATAAGCATTTGGTTTTTTGGATTTCATTTTCGGTATTTGATCAAGAGCTCTTCCATCCGCATTAGATCCTGCAGATCCTCTTGTCGAAACACCTGAATACGCATTACCATCTTTACTGACGTCTATTGTTGCTTCCCAATTAACGCTGTAATCATCATTAACCTTTATTTTAATTTCTGTTACATCCGGTTTAATTCCGGTTCCGATTAATTCATTTAGAACTTGATTGATACCCTTGCCCTGATCCAGTTTAACTACTGAAGCCCATTTACTTGGGATTGGTCCTCCTCTTAACATATATCCACCGAATCCATCAACTCTTCTTCTATCGAAGGAATGCAGTGCATCCGCTTTGAACATAGCATTTTTGGGAACCCTATAACTTCCGCTCAATCTGATCGGTAGTTTTTTTAGATCTATGGTGTTTGTAACCGGTGTTGGTGTTGGTGTTGAAGTTTGATTGGTAGCTCCTGATCTTTTTGGAGCATCCTTTGATCTTAAATTAGGATTCTCATTATCCAATGTATCAATCGAAACCTGATATGCCGGTTTAAAATCAGATCCGGTTATTTCATACCATCTTGCCTGGCTATCTTTTTTGGCTAACCAATGATCATTTTCAACTTTATATTTATATGGATCTCCAGATCTGCTGATGATTGCTCCTGTTACCTGGCTTACCTGTGATGCCTGTCCTTGAGATGTTTCTGGTGATATTCTCTGTGTTCCGCCTGAAGCTATGGCTTTATCTATCGCCGCTCCTATCTCGGTATAAACTGGGAGATCCGTATGAGGATCCTTCACATTACCAATAGGTGGTTCTATAACATTAACTCCTTCGGTTTTAAATCTATCGTAGTATGTTTTAACCTTGTCGGAAGTTACGTTTTTATTGTAACCCCATCCCCATGATCCCTGTACAACAAAAAGTTTTGCTGAAGGAAAAACTCTTCTAATCTCTGCTACTAAGCCTCTGATATCGTCTCTCGGGCTAAAAGCTCCGTTAGTTCCGATATTAATAACCACATTTTTAATATTGGAATTAACCGGGTATTTAGAAACTGCTTCCTTTAGCCATTTAACGCCCATTCCACTCTTCCATAATGTTCTTTCCGAACCTACATTTCCGAGTATATCTAGAGATTTGGCTCTTTTTAATATGATAGGTGTACAAGAATCTCCGATAATGAGGTTGACTCCACCATTAGATTCGTATATCTTATTAAAAGATTCAAAGTTGTGTATCCTTACCCCCATTTTACATATATGTTGTTGGATACATCAGTGAAGTAATCTTAATAACAACTCCATTTAATGTGACTTTACCGATACTGAATTTTGCAGCAGGATCAGTTTTCCATGTACCGGTAGTTTTGAATGGTCCTTTAGTATTTTCTGGTGCGATATGTGTTTCGAATGTTCCATCAGGCCAGAAAACTAAGTCCCATGTTCCACTGGTAGCATAAGGAACTTTAACCTCTAGCATCCAAACATTTGGCGGGGGGTTACCCACGTTTCTTGGTCCTCCGTATTGAACATAGTCCGGTTTGGCTCCAGCTTTCTTAAGAAAATCCGGCATTTGTGGAAGTGCTGTTGCAGCTTCATTAATAGCATCGTATGGTAAAATATGATTCATTGGGAATTTTTTTTCTTTTATATATCCCTTCTCACAACCTCAATACCACACGTGGAATAACATTCTTCCCATCCCCCAGGTCTTACCGTTCTCATTTTGTTCTCGTTTAGAGCGTCATCCTCTTCCCGAGTTATTAAGCAAACCCCGGAGTATGAATTCATGCACTCATTTACCTCCTCCTGGCTCTTCTTTGTTATCAGTTCTCTGAGTAGGATATTTAGAGGAGTTGTATGTTCCCATACTATCATCCCCCTTTTTTTATCATCCTTGCCAACAAGATATTTCTGATGCCATGTTATTGTGAACGGATCAAGATGAGGAAATTCGGAATTAAAAAAATCAATAACTTTAGCCGAAGCCATTGTTGCAGGTAAATCAGACCATTTCTGGACGCATCCATTTAATGACTCTTTAACCTTCTTTGTTATTCTTTCTTTTTCACCGTATTTTATGACACACCTCTGATATTGCTGTACGTGTGCCCATATTAGTGGGTAGAATGCATCATCAAATTGATCCTGCATATTATGATAAGAATTTGATTACTTTTTCTTTGATACCGGATTGTTTAATACCTTCGCTACCGCTTGGGGTCAACACGAAGTTATCCAAACCCCAGTCTTTCCATGATTCTCCATTCTTACCCATATCAAGATCATCAATGGAAACCCAATGAGTAATTTTCGGATTGTCATGTAAATATTGTTTAATCTCAATAACACGGGTCATCTCCAGATCCCATCTTGGAGACCAGATCCAAACTTGATCATTATACCAAGTGCATTGGCCTAAGTTCGGTGTTAGTGCAATGGGTCTTTTTGAGATCCCCTGTGCTTCGTAGTAATCACCAAGCTCCTCGAGATTAGCATGTAGTTTCCAATCCGAGGAAATAACAATCTCAGCACCAGTTTCTTCGATGATCTGATTAAGAACCTTAACAGCCTTCTTGTTGAAATTATCGAATCGGTATTCAACAGGGATCTCTCTTGAGCACATAGATAGTTTAAGTCCTCCCCATTTTTTTTGTTTCTTGTAGCGACCGCCCCACTCAGTGGACAAACAGATTACTCCGTCATGATCTAAAAATATTATTTTCATTTGATTACTTTTCTTCTGTCCCTAGACCAAACCCAAGAGTCTTTTGTTTTTTGTTTCTCGGACTCTTTTTAAGCTCTCTCAGATGATCTATCGCATCCTCATATTTGTTATCAAGAAGGAATACTGAAATAAAGAGTTCCTTTAAGTGTGACATTGACATGCCATCAGTGTCTTTTACCCAGGCTTCAAAATCAACATCGGTGTCTTCACCTATTTTGTTTTTCAGGTATGACATTCTAACTTCTTTTGTTGGCGGACCCACGTAATATCTTCGATCAAATCTAGAGGGCCTGTTTGTGATTCTCTCCGCTAATTTCTCTGGGTAGTTTGTGGTTGCTATATAAACAACATTTTCGATTTGTTTTACCCCATCAAGTAAATTAAGAAGCTGCGATGTTACGTAATTGCTATCACCAGCAATTGCATCTATATCCTCGATGATTACCACAAGAGGTCTTTCTGGTTCTATTTGTCTTAGCTTAGGTATCAAATCAATATAACCTCTAACTGACTCATCATCCTTCAGGTTGATTACTAATCCGGAGAGGTCGTTTATAATGTGCTTCATGCAAAGTTGAAGGATTCCAGACTTACCGCATCCGGGATCTCCGTAAAGAAGAATACCCCTTTTGTGCATCAGCTTATATTTTTTATAAACGTCTTTTTTCTTCCAGAAGCTTTTTAAATCCGATAGGATAACTGCGATCTCTTTTGTTGGGAGTTCGTATAGCTCGTCGGTATTAATTCTTTGCCTACGCAAACCCCACTCACCCATTCTGTTGCTGTAGTGTGGATCATAGAGACCTGGCGACAACTCCTTGGTTGTTTCTGGCGAAGGCATAAAAGTGCCATCCCCGTTTATTGACCACTGATAAAAATCAATTTTTTCAACATCGTCTGAATCGTCTCTAGAGGTTTCGATAATCGCGTCGTCCTCTATTTCTACTTCTCTATTTTCCATTAGCCTTTTTATTATTTTCTCTTTTATGTTTCTACCTCCTATGCTGCTCATTAGTTTCGTTTTTTAGTGGTTGTTTTCGTGTCTGGCGAAATTCTTTTTCTTCTGTCAATCTCTGACTGTGGTATAAGAATAACGCAGGGATTGTTTCCTTTCCATCTGGGATCGCTTGTCCATGCATGTAGGGTCGGGGAGCTTAATGGATCATCCTCCGCTAGAAATAAGGTGTCCATCTGAGGTGTCAGATATACAAAATTACCATAGCTGGATTCTGGTTTTTTAACACTGTTTAAGGTTTGAGCTGAAGCTGCTCCGGCGATCAACATAAATACCGATAGTGCAATAAAAGTTTTTTTCATACTTGTGTTTTATTTGTTGTTTTTATTCTTCTTTAACTTGTCAAAATTCTTTTCTATGTTATCCCAGGGAGTTAAATTTTTTGGGTTACAATTCTTTTCTAAATATTCCCATGTCGATTGTATCGAATGGCAGATGGGCTCTCCATTTTCGTCAGTAGCACCATAACGGGTTTCACCCGCCTCCTTAATTTGGACCATCTTGCCATTGACCATGCTAAAGCAAGGGTATTTGCTCCAATCCTTCTCTCCGAAGTCGCTTTCGTAACAGAACCAGGTAAACCAATCATATCCTTCCTCACCATAAACCTCCTTGATGAGGGAATCGATTATACGGTTCAGATCGTCACTAAAATCTATTAGATCTATCTTTAGTTCGTATGCTTTATTCACTTTCTCTGAGTGTTTCTTTAAGCGTAGTATAATTTCAGAAAATCTTGAGTATTCCATTGGATGTTATAAGAATTTTAATTTTTGCAAATATAGCGAATCTTTCCGGAGAAAAAAAATATTTGGTTATATAGTTTATGAAACCGAGCAAAGAATATTTAGATTACATCTCAAAAAGGCTTGAAGCAATGAATCCTGGGGTTTCAAATACACCAGGATCTAGCGTTCAGGAGCCCTATAATTTACCTAGTCTTCACGACCAGATGGGTCAAGCTGCAATGGAATATCTTAAGAATAGGAGAACCGATGAGATTAAGCCGGATCCTTTATTTACTGACAGAAATACTTATTAGACACCAACAACCGTACCAGCGATCATTTTCTTGTACTTGGTGGTTGACCACCCATGATCTCTGTTCAGGTAATAGATAGGTATTTCTAAATCATCTCCAGTGAATGATTTACCTATATAGTCGTCACCCAGGAATCTCACGTTTGGTTCAATATGTTGTAACCATTCAGCCAAATCATTCTCCGTTTGGTAAACTATCACCTCGTCCACCTGGTTCAGAGATTCTAATATTAGTATTCTTTCATCCGCACTCAATACAGGTTTAAGCTTCTCCGGTCTTTCAATCGATGGGTCTTCGTGCAACATTACGATCAATTTATCGCAGTTTTCTTTGCACTCGTTAAACATGTGGATGTAACCCGGATGTATAACATCAAAATTACCAGCTATAATGCCTTGTTTCATTGTTTGTATGTGTTAATGTTAATTATTAAATAAGTGTCGTAGCGAGCTCTAAAACCGCCGCAGAAGCCATTCTAATCCCAATAGTTCTGAGAGTTGTAAAAATACTCAAGGTTATTCCGATTCTTCCAGTTTCGTAGCATGAGTTTAATCATGTTGAGGTATCCATATTTCTTAAATCTCCTATTATCTTGAGTTATTAGATCGAAAACCAATTTAAATCTATCTGGTGCAATCTGTCTACTCAGCAACCAATCTTCACTCTGATGAGCTTTTTCATCATACCCACCAAGTTCATTGAATTTATTTCTACTAATCATTGTGAATCCCCCTATTGCGAAGGGCCTTGTTTTAGAGAGTACCCATGTGGAATACTTATTTATACCAAACATAATCCATGCTCTGATATCAAATCTTCCTTTATATGATGGGGTTGTCCCTATCATATCATAGTTACCCGAGGAGATCTTCTCCATGCATTCGGAGATCACGTATTTGTGAGTGAATGTGATATCCGAATCTATGAATAGGATATATGGTGTGCTTACTAATTTGGCTCCAGAGTTTCTACCAATGGAAGGCAAGCCACCCCTGATGATCTCAATTCTTAATCCTAGTGAATCTTTCAGAAGTTCGATTTTTTCTAATGTTCCGTCTGATGAAGAGGCATCAGCTATTATGATCCTGACACCCTTACAACCGTGCTGACGAAAAATGTGTCTTAGTGTCCTACCTATGTACTTCACCTCGTTATAACAAGGTATAACTATAGTTATTTCTTTTTCCATAGTTTTAGGTTCATAAATTTTCCTAGAGTTATATAAGAGCAATTCTCGATCCAGTCTCCTGTGTTCATGTATCGTACACCATCGATAATTTTATCGTCCGGGTTGTGTATGTGCCCGCATATAACGGTATGGCATTCTCTCTTTTTGGCCTGTCTAACCATCTCATTTTCAAAATCCACCATAAAAGATATTGCTGCTTTTACATTATCCTTTAGATATTTAGAAAGACTTGTTGTTCTGCCCATTTTTTTAAGTGCTCTATCGATCACGATTGCTAGATCATATCCAACGGAGCCAAGCATACCAAGCCAGTGCATTTTGACAATACCGTCATACTTGTCTCCGTGACAAAACCAGATCCCATTCTCAATATACTCATCAACAACTTTTATATTGCCAAGTTCCAGTGGAGTGTATTTTCTAACAAACTCGTCATGGTTACCGGAGATCCAGATGATCTCTTTGTTCTTGGATAATTTTAGTAACCTACGGATAACTCTTGTGTGCTCGTATGAGAATTTTTTATATTTGGTGAATAGCCATCCGTCAATGATATCTCCAATCAGGATATATCTTTTATAGGAATCGTCTGATAGAAGATTGAGTATCTCCTCTGTTTGACACCCTTTGGATCCGATGTGAAGATCCGATATGATAAGCGTTTTTAAACCCATGAAGTGAAAGAATTAATTATTTGTATTTATCTACTATTTTATAATTAATTTTCTTAGTTTGATAAAGGGGCTTTGATTGCTGGATGAGATTCGTAATTATGCATTGTAAAAAAGTCGGATCTAAATTCCTCTATTTTCTCGTTAAATGGAATTGGGCCAACCAATTCTTTATCCATCAAGTAATGATATTCATCCAAACACCAAAGTTTAGGTAACTCAAATGGTTCTCTACCAATCTGTTCTTTTGCTTGCTCGATATGATTATTATACAAATGCACATCTCCCAAGTTGCCAATCAATTCGTCAGGAATCATATTAACCTCTTTGGCTATGATTTCTAGTAAGAGACCATAACTTGCTATGTTGAATGGTAAACCTAAGAATGTATCTACCGAGCGTTGATTCCACATTAAAGAAATTGCTCTAGTTGGCACATTCTCTTGATCCATCTCCTGTACGATATGATCATGGTGCATATGTGAACCAATCTTATTCCCGTACCAATTAAATCTTTCACTTTCGCTCAACTCTCTTGTATAAACTTGAAATCCATAATGACAAGGAGGAAGTACCATTTGGTCTAATTCACCTACATTCCAAGCATTAACCATTAATCGTCTTGAGTCAGGATTTGTTTTAAGGTCGTTGATTAGGTTTTGAATTTGGTCTACTTCGCCATAATCTGGGTATGCTTTGTGTATTGTGCCACCATTTTCAATCCCTATTCTTTTAATGGATAGCCATTTTCTCCATTGCCTACCGTAAATCCTACCTAATTCACCCCATTTCATAGCAAAAGCGATATCAGTTTTGATCTTCTCAATGAATTCTTCTATTGTAAATGGTTCAGTTAATGTTCTATTTTTCTTAGAATTCTCTAATAATTTGGTTTTACCAACATATTCACCTTTATTATATCTTTTAATATAGGCTTGGTAAGCATCACCATCCCAAATATGACAACCATTATCAACAAGGAACTTGATGTTTGTATTCCCTTTTAAAAACCATAACAATTCTGTTACGATAGTTTTGAATGGCATCTTCTTGGTTGTCAATAAAGGAAACCCATCTTTCATATCATGACGTATTTGTCTTCCGAATATTGAGATTGTACCCGTTCCCGTACGGTCTTCCTTCTTTACACCGTTATCAAGGATGTCTTGAAGTAGTGCTTGATACTGCTTGTCTAAATGGTTCATTTCTTTAAATCGTTTTTAACATCTTTTTCCACTGTTCTTAAATAGGATTCTCTTTTTTCTCGAGAAACAAAAGGCACACTCCAAAACTGTCTTGTTTTAGTTTTAAACCAGCCAAACACAAACGAGTAAACCCCCATGACTAATCTTAATTTAACGGAGTTAAAATATAAGGTTTGAACCGGAAGCGCCGGAGCTCCGTGTGTTAAATAAGTTCTGACTTTTTTATCACTCAATAGAGGTTTTGGGTAACCGTACAATTTAGTTAGGGGCACAAAGTTATATGCAAATCCAGGGGTAAACACTTCGTCAAAGAATATTTCCATCCTTGGAGTTAATCTAAACCACCAAACTGGGGATATGATATAAATTCTATCCGACCATCTTACTGCAAATTTATATGATTGTATTAAATCAGTTCTTGGTCTACCGAAATCATCATTATAAAGATCTAATACTTTAACAGATTCGTTGTTTTCACGTAGTGTCGATTCGATTGTTTTATAGATTCCATTATAGCAAAAAGATTCCTTATTTGGGTGTGCTATTATTATTAAATTGTTCATCGTTTGCTTATTTTATTATTTGATATATTGTTTTGTCTACTATCATTAATATCCTTCTCCTCATCTTTCTGTTGTTTCTTATATTGATACCATAGAGGATTTGGTAATCCGCTGTAGTGATCCCATAAATCTTCTTCTATTAAATCTATTTTATCCAAGATGTTTATTTATATGGCTGATTTACTCTGATCCATTTATTCTCCGAGTTCAGAATAAAACCCCCTATTAAAAATTCTCCTTTGTTCCACTCATGCGGTGAGAGGAGAGAAAGAGTATTACCGCTACCAAAATTATAAAGGAAGTACGTTTTTCCAACGATAGGCTCAAATGAAATTTTAGATTCCCAAACCATAACCGAATCTGAGTATTCATTTTGGAGCTTCTCTATTCTCTCAATAATCTCCTGTTTCTCCCTTTCAAAAACATCCGACATTTTTTTAGATGCTTCAGTTCTGGCAAGCGAAACGTTGGGTACGGTAAAGCTCGGAGCTCCTAGATTGGTTGGATATTGTTTTGTTGCTGCATCATACCCGGTTTCTTTATTCCAAACAACCAAATCAGGCTTCTTCTTTTCCATGTTTTTTATATGTTGGTACCCCTTGATTGTTCCTTCGGACCCTCGTTTAACATCTCCCGATGCTCCCTAATGGTTTTCTCGAGATCGCTAATAATTTTCTCCTGTATCAAATTATTAGATCTTGAATTTTTCCAATAATAATAGAACTTATCACATAGTGGCTTAATCAAATCCAATTTATCTTTGTGCATGAATTTAGATTCCTTTACTATTCTTACCCCAAGCTCATTAACATACATAAGCCCAGCATATTCCGGAACCTCCTCGATTTTTATTAAGCCCTCTGGAACACAATAATAAAACTTATTTGGTCTGAATTTCCATTCCTTGGGCTCGTAGTAATGATCTGCTATTCTTTTATTGGTTTGCGGATCTGTCTTATACCTGTATTTTTTTGCGGGATATGTTCCTTCTTTTAGTATGGAATGTTTTTCAGTCTTCTTGAAGTCGTTGAAAAAATCGGATCTGTTTGTTTTAATTTCGATCTCGTAGCAGTAGCCTGATGCTTTCTGTACGACCAGAAAATCAGTCTCCCAGTTATGTCTAAATAGATATAAATTACCAACTGTGTATTTTATACCGTTCTTGTCATAGTGTCTTTCAAGAACACCCTGGATATCTTTCTCTGTATATTTTATCTTGCTCATTAATCCCACCAGCCCTTTATACCAGACCCATCAAACCATTCGTTCCAGAGATTGTCATTTTTAACTTCCTTCTTCTGATCCAGTTTGGATAATCTTCGGTATTCCTTGTAATTCTGACCCTTCAAAATTTTAAAAAGTTCGTCCCATTCATCCTCCTCGATCCTGCGGGATCTATCAAAAACTTTTCTATTGTGTTTTTTTTCCTCCGGAGTATCCTTCTCAACCAAGCGATATAATTTCTCTCCCTTCTCACCAAAAGGATTATCTTTCGTTTCTCCCGTCTCCTCAAATTCCCAATCGTGCAGATATAGCGGACCAAGTTCTGATTCTGCCATTTCTATATAATTGCTCTGGTTATAATTTCGAATGATTTCAGCAGCACGTTTCATCGCTGCAACTTTTTTCATTCGTGGTTCATTCACCTCATTACCATATTTTTCTAGATTTTCTGCCATGTGTGTTAATCCGGTCTCCATGAACATTAATGTACCATGATGATCCCACCAATAGTGGTTAGCCAGAGCATATCTAAATCTCCAAACATTCTTAACAAAACGGCTAATATCATATCTGAAAAATGAATATAGCTTATAGATTCTGCTCTCGTGCCAAATCAGTGTCTTAAGGCTTTCGCTAAATGTATCCGCAAATTTTATTTTCATAACTGTTACTATTTTATATTCATAGAGCTTCCATAAAAGTTAGTTTCAACAAAAAAGGCCAGATTACTCTGGCCTTATCGTTTATTTATTTATAAATTAACCTTCTTCCTCAGTCTCTTCTTCTTCAATCTCTTCCTCTTCCTCGTCATCAACCTCTTCCTCTTCTCCCTCGGGAGTTTCAACTTCAACAGAAGTTTCTACTTCTTCGTCCTCGTCTTCATCATCGTCATCCTCGTGATCTTCGTGACCCCCGTGTCCTGCAGCGGTTTCGTTTCTGATCCATTCAGCAACTTCCTGAATATCATCTTTCGATGTTGCAATGTGATCAGATGCCCAATCATGCCCATTTTTCAACAGGTTATCGATCTCCTCTGGGTTCATTTTTAAGATCTCTTCGATATGATGTTTAATCGATGCGATGTTTTGGAAGAACATGTAATGTTGGTGTTCTCTGTGTTCGTGGTGGTCTTGACCTTCCATTTCAACACTGTCTTCAGTAAGATCTGATGCTCTTTTTCTGAATTCTTCGAATGAAGCTATTTTATTTTCCATAGTTTTTATTTTTTATTATATATCCGTTTTATTTATTTAATTAAGTAATCCCCGTATTTAGGTTTACTTGGGGCTTCGTTGGGGAAGTAGTATTTTATAGTTTTCTTCGATTTCTCTAGGTAGATTGTTTTATAAAATCCGCTTGGTACGGTAGCTCCCGATGGTAATTTGATTGATTTTTTATCAAAAACAAGAGTTATGGTGACTGTTACCTTCTCGGTTTTCGCTAATTCTCTCTCATATTCTTCTAGCATTCTCCATACTCCTCTGTTTAAATATTGATTCTGTAAGGCGCAGTTTAGATAGCTAAAAGTTTGATATAGAAGATCTTTGGTGCAATTAAAATCAGCTGCTGGTGCCAAATGCCCTTTGTCATACACGTTATTTACATAATCTGCAGCATCCGATGTTTTAATCGAATCGTTGACATAGAAGTCCATCCCCGCTCTAGAAGCAGTTCCGTTTGGACATTGCACGGTGTATTGTATCCATGTCGGTTGTTCCAGTTTTTCGTTATATACCACTTCGTATATTGGTGTCTTTACCTTAACGGCTTCTCTAAGTTTCTGTCCGAATGCTAAAACGGGCAGAAGTAGAATGAGCAATAAAATCTTCTTCATTAAATATATCTTTTCACTATATATTTAAATGCTAGATCCACTTATTGGCTCTAATCTGATCCATTACCTGCTTAGCTGAGATCTTCTTTGTGCATTCAAATGCTCTTGGAGTTCCTTTGTGTACCGGGCACCATAGCCAATCTCCCTTATCAAATTGATGTTCATTAGGTTTATTGAAACATGAGTTGCAAACATCTTCCCGGTGTATTCTTATGCAATTCTTTGTGAATTCATTGTCTCTAGTGGTAACACCCGATATCATAACCACTTTTTTGCCTAGACCGTGTGCTAACCATGATAGACCACTGGATAACCCGATGAAAAATTCACAACCCTCGATTAGAAGTGACATCTGGTTAAGGTCACCGCCAGTCATATTTATGCAATTCACTGGAATCTGATTCCAATGTCCATCTATACCAAATGAGCTGTATCGATCTATACAAACTGGAATGAGCCCGGACTTACTAAGATCTTCACAAAGTTTAAACCATGAATTGTTATTGTTCCAGTGTTTAGCTTGTGCAGTGCTGTGCATAGAGAAGCAAACATATTTCCCCTTTATCTGATTGGAGTCTCCTGTAGGTTTTTTTATCTTTGGTGTTATCTCCTCATATTCGAGTGATAGCTGACTTGAAAATCCTTCCTGTAGTGGTAGGTCAAATAGATAATCGACGCTAATATAGTCGGTATATTTCTTATTACTATTCGCATCTACAAATTCAATATGATCATATACCCCTTCAAATAGATTTGCATGAGCGCAATATACATCAACTTTTTTTCCGGATCTTCTGGCATATTCGTTAGCATATGGAACGAATGCAATATTATCACCGAGAGATCCCGGTGATAGAGAGATTAAAGTTCTCTCCTCGGTTTTTAATTTCTCGACGAAGAAATCATCCACCTGAGACATGTTTAGCTCCAGGTAGAACAAGTCAGACGATTTACCATTTAACTTGAAGAATGATGAGCTATTTTCCGCTGTTAATATAGCTCCAGTGAAATCAGAAAATTTTATTAATTTCTCATAATCTTCCTCCTTGTCACCTCTGATTAAAACATGCTGTCCCGCTAGATTCATCTCATTTTCATAGATGATCTTAGAACCCTCCTTAACTACTATCCTCCAGTCGATGTATCTGTTTTCAACTTTCGCTGAATATGTCCATGTTCTGGGTTCATGTGTCAGATTGCTTTTCTGTATAATTTCACCCGTGATTTTATCTATGAAAGAAACCGATGTACCGAAATTTGTTTTTGCTGCCTTATACAGAAATGGAGCGCTTTTAAACCAGGAATACATTCCAGAATATCCGGATTTATATTCAGACAATTTCTTTGTTGTTGTGTAGCTGTCCATTAGAAGACTAAGCTGACTTATGTTTAGATGTTTAGCATAATCCATAAGCATTCTTGATACTATCACCTCCCAAGAAAAAATATCTCTCTGGTTCTTGCATTCAAGAACATATGCTGGATAAGACCTAACGATCTCCATTATTCCATCAGCCAATTCATCGACATTCACCACTAGATTATCTGGCAGACTGATTCTCTTTAGACCCGGGATTTCTCCCTCTGCAGTTCCAACTACTGGAATACCTCTGGCTATAGATTCGGTGACCGTTAGATTAGGATGACCTGCCTCCAGCATGGAAGGATTTAGAAAAATGTGATATTTCCCCATTTCAGATAGTGTCGATTCGTAATCCAGATCGTAAAGTACCCTAAGCTTATCGTAGCTTTGAACCGATGACATAAATTCAGCATTGCCCTTACTTGGACAAATAATGGTGATCGGGAGATCGAGTTTTCTAGCAGCCTCTATTCCCGGAACAAATCCCTTTCTGTCATACATAACATCACCACCCAAACCATTGTTCGCCATCATGAGGAGATTGGTCTCGCCATTATCAACGTCTCTGGATCTATCTATAAATTCATAATCGTTTGGATTCGCCCCGTGACCAAGATATCTTAGATTAGTTGGACTCCCGAAATATTCAACAAGGTATTTGGCATGAACAAAAGATAATTTAGATCCTTTGATAGCCTCAATGTTTTGTTTATAAACATCAGAGTCCTTTCCGAAGTGATATGCATGGTGATCATGATGTGAGAAAACATATGGTATTCCTCTGTCTCTTAATAAGAGTGCCAGGTTTGCCATGTGAACGTGAACAACATCCCATTCTCCCGGTTTTACATCATCGGTGTAGAGTATTTCCACCTCGTGGCCTAGACTTCTGAGTACTTTTGTGTATTCCCATATTATCTTTTCCACCGCTCCCCAGCCTACTGGTGGTATTGGTATATTGCCGGGTGTTATTTGTGCTATTCTCATTTTTAATCAATTCTTGTTGCGAAAATTGTACCCCTATCATTGTTCTCGGTTGTACTGTATCTTGTATCATCATCCCTGATGTCAACAACAAAACCAGCATCAGATATTTTTCTAATTAATTCGGTTGCTCTCCCGTTGTTATTGTGGAATTCTATCAGGAGATTCTTAAATCTTCTTAGATCCCCCGAAGTAACCACACTAAACATCTGGTATTCAGCACCTTCTATATCCACCTTTAATAAATCTGCTCCCTCCATGTTATATTTATGTAGCAAATCCATCAGTGTTATTGTTTCTACGCTTTGTTTCTCTGTGTATCCACCGCCGGTTCCTTCTATGCTTGATATCAGTGTGTTCTCCGGATTTACCAACATATCAATAATTTCACCAGATTTATCGGAGAGAGCATACTCAGCTAGTGTAACATTCTCTTTCCCCTTGTGTAATTCTTTAAAAGCACTGACTGCAGAAATATTGGGTTCGACTCCTATGATTTTAGTATCGCTTCCAAATCTATCAAGTACCCATTCGGTGAATAACCCAACATTAGCACCTATGTCAATAGCAGTTTTTATTCTATGGCCTGCAAAAAATAGATTGTAGATTCCATCAACGAAAAACTGTGTGTAGTTTACGAAAACTGGGTCGAAGTTTATGTGACGTGTGTGAGGTAGTCTTTTCTTGTTGATTCTTTTCTTAAGTATCAGCTCCTGAGATATGAATGGTACGTCGTCACTTTTTTGTCTGTATACTTCAAAGCTAAAACCGGAGAAATTTTTATCACCGCCGAAATCATAATACTCCTTGGGAATTGGGATGCACCAAAATGATTGCCAGGGTCCTTCCATTTCAACATCAAAACCAAAGATGCATGCATTAGAATCTATGTCCTTTACAGAAACCCAAACTTTCCCCGGCCGATCATCTCTTAGGTATCTGTAGGTAAGCTTATTGTCTGATTGATCGAATGTAATTTCTAGCGCATCCGAATTTGTAATTTCTATTGGCTCCATGTTTAGTATATTTTGTATTAGTTCTGCGTTTTCTTTATGTGTGTTCGCCATAAACGTCACATTGTCAGATTCCTGATACATGTCGACGTAAACTGGTAAATTTCTTAGCAACAATTTAGCTCCAATATTTAGGGTTTCCCTGATTACTAGAGGACTTGTTTCCTTATCATTGAATAAAGCTATGGAAGGGAATATGACCAAATCACAAGCTTTATAGAATAGATCCACATCATCTCTTTCACCCCATATTCTACAATTGGAAGGTAGATTGTTAACGATAGGTTCCCAATACCATTTATAGTTATCTGCAAGAGTTCCTACAAAATGAAACTGTACTTCAGGTAGTAGCCTAGCTATATCAGCGGTCTCGACCTGATTTTTTCTTGGCGTAAATATACCAATCTGGACGATGTGTTTTTTATTCGGATCTAGACCCAATCTTTTTACACACTCTTCCTTGAGCGGAAGATCCTTGGTTCCTAGTTCATGTTCTATGATCTCCATCGGTACACCCAGATCCTTTAATAAATAAACTTGCCATGGGCTAACAACTATAAATTTATCGGAGAGATATCTTTTTTCCTCCGGCTTTATTGATGAATCGTGAAGCGTCTCTAGAATTTTGTAGTTCCTATCCTTTCTATAGATGTGATCTAGTATAAAATCATCGACAAATTGTTCGCAGGGTTCTTCAAAATGGACTATGTCGGGGTTAATCTGATCAATCATATTAAGACAAAGATTGACCTGGTCTTTACCCCATGTGATTATTCTATCCTCGCCGATAAGTTTTTCGATTCTTACCCTGATAGTGTTATAGGATGACTCTTTAGTTTTTTCTAAGATCCAGATCTCTGAATTTTCTTTTAGTTTCTCGATCTTATTCTTTAGATATTCTGGCATCCCTCCAGTCGAGAGGTGCGGTACGATATAAACTATTTTCACTTATGTCTATGTTTAAGAGTTATAGTGGGATTGACTGATAAAATTTCGTAATTTGTATTGAAAAGGTGCCTTCGTACGAAATTAAATTAGTCTAGAGATTCTCCGCAATTAGGGCAGAATTTCCATGTTTTTTTCTTCATCCTTGTTCCACATCCAGGACAATAAGATCTGATCTCAGTTACTTCAACCGGTTTAACCGATCTTGGCATCAATTGGTATTCGGAACAATATGTCCAGATGGCTGAATAGCTACCATAGTCGGTTCCGAATGTTTGCTGTGATTTTTCTCCTTTATCAACTCTTCCGGTTTCCAAAGATCCCGCAACAGAGCAAGTGACTGATCCTGCAATTGATTCTGAATTTGAACTTGTGTAGGTTACATTATTTCCCAGTGTTGATGTGGTAGTGATGTTACCCGACGTGTAGTAGACATTGTTGGTTGTTGTCCCTCCAAACGATGTTGCCCATGTTATTGGGTTAATTGTTGGAGTTATCGTTCCCCATTGTTGATTGTAAGGAGCATAAGTAGTTCCTACACTACTAAAAGATCTATTAAAATTAATAATCTCAGGATAAAACTCCACCTTAATCTTACCATTGTTTTTAATAGCTTGTCTAACTTCAGCACTATCTTCCACATCATAGGTCGAGAAGAGTAATTTTTTCTTCTCGTCGATGTGTCTATCTAAAAAGTACCTCTGTCCTGGTTTAATAACCAATCCCGAGGAGCTAATAAGACTGTCGTTTAGATAGATCTTAGCTAAATAGGAAATTTGTGTGGGATTAAAGAGCTCGATTTGAAACTCCTGTTCGCTATCTAGGTAAACTAGATTGTTTTCTGTGCCGTAATTTTTCTGTCTGTTGTTGGATACGGCTACCCATGCTTGTGGCTTTGATGTGAGACTAGTGCTCGACAGCCCGTTTTTGTTGTTTTTCATTTTTACCTTCTTTTTTTTAAAATCCCTTCGTTACCTCTTTGATAACTCTAGGGCCTTAATTGACCCGGGACACTAAGTACGAAAGGCACCTTTCAATACAGTCTTTATATATATCAATGATTAATAATCATCATTAAAATCCCTATCATCATATGATGGGTAATCATCCTCGTCATTCCATTCCTCCTCTTCTCCCAAGAAACCCCTGTCATGATCTTTGATCAATGAGTTCCATTGGTCTCCATCCTTAAACCAAACATAATTTGTGCTTGGCGGGAGTTCACTTATCCATTCTATTTTAGAATCACCTTCCCATCCACCTCTTATAAGAGAATCTAGATTTTCCACTAAATTTTCTATTTCCATAAGTAGATCCGTTTCAAAGGGATGATCCTCGATATAAATCTCCAAATGTCCCGCGAAATTTATTTCCGCTGCATTCGCGAATAACATACAGAAATTGAGAAACTCGTCGTTTAGTTCCAATGAATTTTTTAATTCCTTAAGATCCTCCTGTGTGAATTTTAGATTGGATGTTAATTCTACGTTTAAAAAATAATCCGATTTCATTTACTAGTTTTTTACCTATATACCAGAATAGAATCCGATTTATTTGGAAATTTGATGGTATTTTTCGAAATATACCCTCTGAAAATCGCAGGCGTCTGAATGGTTACTTTCTTTAATAGAGAATTTAGGAATATTGAAAAGGTCGAAATTATAAGCACCAAATACGCTTTTTATAATATTGATCTTCCCCGATAGTCCATTAGTTACTATCATGAGATCGTCTCCATCCTCGTGGCCGTTGGCCGAAAAATGCAACCAGATATACGGAATTAGATTTTCATAATAACATGAAACCCTTTCCTCCTTTACAATTTTTAGAAACTCCGACGATGCTTTTTCTATTTGTTCGTGTTTAACTACGTACTCTTTCTGTAAAACGTTGAACTCGAGGAATTTGGTTTCTTCTGAGTCAGTATCACAAAACATGATAGCCATCGATGTTACGGATTCTATTGAATCTACGTCATTTACTGTTGTTAGATCTAGCGAAATGTATCTCATATTAAATATAATAGTCCTCTTGGAATTCGTCACTTATACCACATTCTCTCTTCTCGAGCCATCCGGTTATGATGTATTTTGTTTGCTCTCCCGTTGGTGGGTTTCCCTTGTGCATATGAGTCCAATGTGCTGGTGCTATTAATAACATACCCTCTTTTGGTTCTATAGCAGATGGATTAAATTTAAATTCAGTTGAACCTCCATCAACATCATTTAAATAATAAATAAAGAAAAGCTCTCTTGCTGCGGTATTACCGCCTTCGTTTTCATAATGCCAAAAATGATACCCTTGGTCTCCCTTATATCTCTGCATCTGTAGATGAACCGAACCATTATTAGAAGACCCGAATGAAGCGGATGCAGTTCTAATTAGACAGGCTTCGCTTTTGTAGGTGCAGTTAGGAAAAACATATGGATTCTTTCTAAGATAATCTACAAATTTGCCCAGAAGATTTTGCATCAGATAAGAGTATATGTAGCCCCAATCCTTATTAATTGAGATCAGTTCATGAATCATGAGATCCTTCGAATCCTTAACTGATTTTTTTACTCCGTGTCCAGTGATTCCATCCACGATGCCTCCGGAGTTTTCAAATCTATCGATGACAAATTCACAAAAATCGGACGGAAGAGCTTTATGATATATTCTTACTAAATTATCCATTGAAAGTTTTTTCTGTTATTATTCTGAATTCTGCTATATCCAAATTCATCCCAAGAGGTGTAAATTCGGATTCTGAGAAGTCATATCTTTCGCTTCCCTCAAAGTAAACATGAACCTCGCATTTATAATCTCTTTTCAGTCTAGCGACATATTCGTTCAGCTCCGAAAAGGAAATTGGTTTACCCGGTTTAGATTTTTTAAAGTCGGCCAATACCAATACTGGTTTATTTTCCAGTTTATGATCATATGTGCTTATAAGTTCATCATTGTGCCAGAACTCCATAGTCCAGTGTGAAACATCCTGGTTATTATAAGACCCCCATGTTGACTTAGGTAGATTCATTTCACCAATAAACACATTATCACAGAACCATTTAACTAATAATGACTCCATGTTGCCTTGTCCACCTAGAGAAACCCTTGCCGTTCCATTGTTGAATGTTAGGTTAATCTTTGGACCATTTTCAATGCGATGTACCATATTGATTAGGGTTTAAATTTTTCTTGGTAATAGTGATTAGCATCGAAAACAGGATTTGATATTTTCTCTCCCCTAGTTCTTCCACCCTTCTCATAGGCATCATCCCAGGCTTCTCCCAACATTTTCTTTTCACTATCTAGTGAATTTGAAAGCATCGTGATCATGCCATCCATTGTTAGATCTATACCTCTGGATTTTATTTCCTCGAGATTACTCACTAATTTCTGTAGCGTTGTCTGATTCATTATTATGTCTGTGTTGAGAGTCTCTTCTATTTCTGGTTTCCTCCGACATTTCCCTTGAGAAAATTCTAAGGGTCTTTTTTCCGTCTTGTGACTGGAATGTTATATTGCTTCCAGAATTTGGTTTTAAAACAAAGGATAATTCGCCAGCTTCGGATGCATCGTTGCTCCAAGCTATAACTATAGGTTCATCCCCATCGAATTGAAATACCCATTCGGCCTGGCCGAATTCTTCGATTCCTAAAATTTTCATCTCTGTTGCTTCGTCAGGGATTATTCCCTCTAAAATGAAGTCTTTTTGTTCTTCCTGCATATTATATAAAATTTTGACAAAATGATTTTCTGTGATGTTTAGTTATTCCAATTTCTCGGATTGCACTAATATGATCAGCAGTTCCATATCCAACATTTCTTGACCATAGGTATTTTGGATATTCAGAATCCAAAGATTGCATTAGTTGGTCTCTGTGAACCTTAGCTAATATTGATGCTGCTGAGATCTGTAGAATTTTAGAGTCTCCCTTAACCACACATTCGTATGGTATGTTCTTATGTCCGGGAAATTTATCCCCGTCAACATATAGGAAATCCGGAGTTTTTGAACAGGAGTCTATTGCTCTTTTCATTGCTAGATAAGTTGCCTGTAGGATGTTCATCTGATCTATCTCCTGAGGTGAGCTAGCTCCAATCCCCCAGGATATTGCATTCTCCTTTATCACCCTAGCTATTTCTTCCCTTTTCTTAGCGCTTTTTATAGTTTTGCTATCCTTAATTCTAGGATCGGTAAATCCGTCTGGTAATATAACAGCTGCAGCAACAACGGGGCCAGAAAGACAACCTCTACCTACCTCATCTACTCCAGCTATAAGTGTATAGATCATTTTTGTTTATGGTTTTAAAGTGGTGTATTCGCCCTTGATAAAATTGATATGTTGTGCCTTTCCGTCATTATGAACGAGCACATGAGATTGTAGCCATCCACTTGGTCCTAGATTATAATTTACTCTAAGTTTAGTGCTGGTACCGACAGCCAAAGCCCCGTCCTTTCTTCCTGGTGAATGATAGTGTCCAACAACTATTTTGGTATTTAGCTTTCTGAATTGAAGTAGTGATCCTCTGCTTCCGTTTGAACCGATATCTCCATGCTGACCAAGTTCCCATCCGTTTATAACAAAGCTGTCACTTCGTCCAAGTGTTTTAAATTGAGGATATCTTTGATTGATCAGATACGGGATGACCCCGTTTGGTGCAGCACCCTTTAATAATAATGCACTGTATTCCATATATTCAATGGAATTCTTCATTGTAGTGGCCTTTCTCCAATCAGTACCCTTTAACCAACGATCCAAGAAGTCGTCATGGTTACTTCTAACTATGGTAACATTATAATTCGAAAAATCGTTCAGACCATTAAGCATGTCATCAACTTCTCTACGCAAAGAATTTGTTCCTTCGAGCTCCCTTTGATATTGTATGAATGGATCCTTCGATTCATGGTGATTTATCGAGAGTCCGTCAAACACGTCATGTAAAACCACGTTATCTGGTTTTATAATTTTAAATAAATCTAGGGTTTTCTTAATCACTCTCTCGTCATGCTGACCGTAATGCAAATCACCAAGTATAGCTGCTGAAACTGTTTCGATTCTTTTTACCACACTTTCTGATTCATTAGGATCGTATGAAACTTTGTAGTACAAATCGCGGAAGTCTCCATCATCAGTTGCAGTCACTTGTCTGGCAAAGAATGTTGATTGGTCCTTGATCTCTATAACAACAAATCCTAATGTGTGGTGAAATTCCCCTTTCTTACCAGATTTAGAATCGGTATAATTTTTAACCGTACAGGATCCTGTCGACATCATCATCTTAGGAAGATTCCCCTCCAGAACAGGGATTGTCTCCATATGAACCTTAGGAGATCCGAATACACATGAATTTATACCGCTCATACCTTGTAACCCTGTCATAGGATCCACCGCAGTAGGCTGTATCTTAACATCAGACATGATCCACATATGCTTATGTACCTCATGTCTATTAGCATCAAGGTATTGTTCAATTCTAGGTGACCAGGTGTCATACTCGGCATCAGTAAAAACAGAAGTTGGATTTTTATACCTACCTGCAATTATATGGATATCAGCCTCTATGAAATTTGCATAAGCCTCAATATTGGAAACGAATGCCTCGTGTACAGGTGTATCGTTCTGAGCCCATGTGATTATGAATCTCCTTTTCTTCTTGTCAAACTTCCTTTCCTTGGCTTTTATTAATTGCGGGGATTCTTGTATAGATTTTTCCGTGATTCCCAATTTTGAGATCCAGCTTTGAACAGTTCTCTCAGACTTACCTAGATATTGGCTTAGCTGTTTCATACGGTCGTCCCAGCTTAATGTTCTATTCCAATATATCTCTGAAAGCTCTGAAATTTGTTCTGGTGTTAAGTCTTCAAACTTCATCTATTGTTCTTTAATTATGGTTATAATGTTTATATCTATCAACAAAATAAAGGTTTCAGAAATAATCCAAAACCTTCATTTTATTGCTTTTATGCTGGTGAATTAAAGAACCCTTTCGAATTCTCCAGTGGCACCAACAGATTCTTCAGCTGGCATCTCCAATGCTAACTTGTCGAGCTCATCGAAAAATTCCATTATAAATTTACACTTTTCAAACTCCTCCGTTGATTCATAATAAGCCAACAAAGATCTTCTTATTTCGTATCTTTTCTTAAAGACCCTAGGAGACATCATACTTTCCTTTCCGTATTTCTCCATGCTGGTTATGGCATTCTCAAAAATATTTCTGTTGAGTTTCTTTTCCATTACGTCCCCATTTTGTTGTTTTTGTCATTGTTATTTTTAGACCGATACGCCTTTAAAATTTCGAGTAAATCCTTGCATTTTTCATAATCTTCGAATTTTTCTAAATCATGCATGCAATTTTCTATCTGTTTCAATGAATTACCACCACTTCTAATTATCAGCGAATAATCAGCGAGTGCCCTGTCGTATATTTTTCTATCCTCCTCTCTCATCTTTCTATATATTAATTATATTAATAAAGCTCCCGGAGATCCAGTATTTCAGAGCAAACTTCGTACATTTCTTCTGATTCACATCTTCTCAGATAACCCTCTAGAAATTGCGGGAATTGTGAGCGTTCTAATGTAAAAACTATGCCCTGAGGCGATGACTCAATGTCTGTTGGAAACATTGTAAATAAGGTGGCCTGATCTAGATTATATAAGATCGCATTCTTTATCTTTCGATAAACCAGATCACCCAAATATTGGTTGTCCTGATTTGTTAGATCCATGAATTCTTTAAATGTCCCCGATTCCATGGTTTATTTTAATTTTAAGAGGGTTTAACCAACTCCGAATATCACTTTAAGACCTATACCTATTATTGCAGCAAAGAGTATCCATAGAGCTTTATTTACACCGTTCTGCCATGACTTTAAAGCCTTAACGTCACTGTTGAATTGGAGGTAGTCCTCGTATCTGTCCTCCTCCTGTATTCTGAATTTAGTGTTCTCATTAACCTTAACTATAACACCATCATCCGGATCAAGAAGCTTTTTCTTGATATCAGAGATGTCATCCTTAAGAGCTTTCTGATCTTGTCTAAGTCCCTCTATACCATCCTGTAAGTGTTTTAGCTCACCATTAGGCATATTAGACTTGAGTCTAGATAGCTCATCCAATATTTGCTTCATTAACAAAGTCTGCGTTACGTCTTTTTCTTGCATTTTTTTATTCCTTTGGATTTATTGCCCAATTTCCAAAAGTGTATTATGTGATTATATATCACAACAAATCCCCGTTAGGGGATTAAAAAAGGTGTAAATATTATTAACGCAGAACTTTTCCTGGAGGGAGCTCGATAATAAAATCAGGAAATTCCGAAGCCAGCTCAAAAGCCTCTTCCGATCCTCTTAAATGAAACATCCCGTAATACCCATCAATTTCCAGATCACCAAACGAGTCGTGAAGTATTTCCATCCCCGTCATTGATACGATCTCGCACATTTGGATGTGTGATTTAGGATCGACTGATTTTATATAGAATTCTAACAATGTTTAACTTTTATTCAAAATACCGTCGGTTACTAGATCCGAATGTATCCTATAGTATTTATTTTCATTTGAATCGAAAACCAGCATAAGGATTGGATCTATCGATCCTACTAATTTGAGAGTTTTACCGTTGTGCTCAAATTCTTGACCTATATGCTCCATTTCTAATTTAGATCTGCGTATGAATTTGGTTTGGTTTCTTTCATACATTTTTAGGTAATATTCCTTCAAACTATCTGAAGGTTCCCTTACGCTTTTAAATTCTCTGTCTGTGCTAAAATCGTTTGCCATTAAATTTTTATATTTTTATTGTTACCTCTGATTGATTCCAGCAGCTTCTCAACATCAACTTCATCTTCTCCTTTGTTGGAAATTATTATTGCTTTCCTTACCATGTTACCAAACTCAAAATCATTAGGACAGACAGATTCTATTTTTACGATTATATCAAAAATCTTTTCCTTCATAACTACATGTTTGATTGTTTTAATATTCCCTTCTCACTATTGAAGCAGTGTAGGGAAGTTATATGCATAGCAAAATACCCAGGCTTGACGTGATTCCATCTTTCCGGATCTCTTTTCTTTAATGTATCTAAAACATGCATTAGCTTTCTACAAGCCATATAAACATCATCTCTGAAGTGTCTTATATAATCGCATGATCTAATATAATAAACAATGTGTAAATTCTCACCTCGTCTCATAAAATGATAACCTATTGTACAAGGTACGCGTTCACCATGAACAGTGCCAGTGTCTTCGGGAAACCATATCGGTAAAAATGCCTGTCTGGTGAAAGGCTCTTTTTGAATTAGATTTATAACATCACCAAAGTCACCATAATCGAATCTGATGCCAGATAATTTACTATTTGGCTCATCTGAAGCGAACTTTGGCCATATTCTTTCAGGATATGTGTGTGAAAATTTTGTGTCTTTTTTAAACCTCTCGTTCTTTTTCTGATTATATGGCCACCACTCATTGGATGGTGGAGGATTTAGAGGAAGACCACCAATTCTTTCCTGAAAGTGGTCATCCGCCCATGGAACATTGGGTCTAATTTCACTTACTAGTTCATCAATTGTATGCGGGGTAAAAAATTGGAACGAGTGATTCATCACCTCCCACATATCATCAGGCGAATCTATACCCTGCCACTTTTCAGTTTTAACAGTGTACCCGTGAGTAAAAAGTCTCTCCTTAGTCCATTTAATTGCCTCAGAAGGTTTATAAAATGTTTTCATTGTTTGGTTTATAGATTCTATGGATTTTTTTCATAATATTTCGTCTGCAGGTAAAAAATTATCAAATATTGATAATTACTGGTGAATTTACCGATCTATATCTATGATCAAGATAACTCGCATTAACGAAGTGAACACCTTGGAAATCTTCATCGTCTCCAACTTGCTGTCCAAATCCCTCGTGAATATGTCCAAATGAGTGTACTTTCAGATCCTTTAAATCAAGCAATCTTCTTCTTAAATAATGACAACCAACAGGTTTGCTTTCCCTTATGGTAAGATCTAATATCCCGTAAGGCGGACCGTGCGTAATAAGCACGTTAGTGTCGTATGGGATCATGTTCCAGTGATACTGTATATCGGCATCCCTATTAAATGCCCAGTCGAAAAATCTAGGAGTTACCGGGCTTCCCCAGAATTTTATACCGTCGATCTCCACGCCGCTGTCATTAAGATATGTTATCGATTTTCCTTTCGACCCTAGTATTCTTAAAGCTTCCTCTGGGTTATCTTCAAACATAAAATCATGATTACCGGCAATAAGCAATTTGTGCTTAAATCCTAGAGACTCATACCACTCAACGAAATCCTCAACTTCTTGTTGTCTCCCTCTTGATGATATGTCACCACAATGTACAAGAACAGATTCTGGGTGTTCTTCCAGAATCTGTTCCAATTGTCTATTGAGCCACCCATCTATATGCTGGGTGTGTGTATCTGATATAAATACTACCGTCATCTTAATCCTGATTTTTTTCTATGGCCTCGACTAAAAGTTTTGCCGTGGCGTAATTGGTTGCTATTGGTATGTTATAAACATTACATAGCCTCAGAAGCATCTGAACATCCACCTCGTGAGCATGTGAAGTTAATGGGTCTATGAAAAAAAGAACTCCGTCAATTCTCCCATCCACGAGCTCGCTTGCTATCTGAGCATCCCCGCCTTTGGGTCCAGAATTTTTTAAATCAACATCTAATCCTGCATGTTCTATGTGCTGTCCGGTTGTTCCCGTAGCAACGATATCAACTTTGGAAAAGAAATTGAGTCTCTTCATAATAAAAGCCACCATATCGGCTTTCTTATTGTCGTGTGCAATTACTGCTATTCTCATATAATCTGTGGTACAATTTTGCTAATATCCAAAGATTCTAAGTGTACCTCTTGTAAATCCCCGAGAATTTCATCAGAGGTATTCGTTGGGATTGTCTTTCCTCGTGTTTTCTTTTTGAAGTTACAATAAACTTCTTCCAAGAAGGCATCCTCATTATAAACAATCTCTTCGCTAAGTTTTTTAAGGTCTCTCTCGAGCCTATCTGTTGCTGCAGAAACCAACTCCTCTCCTATTTGCTCTCTTAGATCAGCATTAAAAAAGAACTTGTGATTTGTTATCTTAATCGATTGCTTATCAAAGGAAATGATATATCTTTTATCTCTGGAGTGCAGATAAATTCGGGATGCGCTGGGAGCATAATAAACTTTACTGTCCGGGGTATCTAATAGGGTTCTAACTATCTTTATCACCATCCTGTCCTGTTTAGTTTTTTCCGATCTAATTTCCCACATGCCCTTCACAATAGCTCTGTTTATTTTGGCTAGGTAAATCCTGATTTTTTTTCTAATTCTTCTTATTTTCATCTTTGGTGTCTTTTTTATTTTATACAAATATAAATACTTGTTCCGTTATAAAAAAAATTTTTACCAAAAAAAAAATCTTATTCACTAGGAATAAGATTTTTTATAATCTATTTTTATATCTATTAGCTAAGCAGCAATTGATCCTGCGGGTCATTCTTAGATTTTTTTCCTCCCTTAGAAGCTGGTTTTTTAACTTCCTTTTTCTTGGTGGATTTTTTCTCTTTAACAACCTCTTCTTTTAGTGTATCAGGTGATTCAATTTTACCAAGAGGTTTTCCTGATCCTGATCCCGAAGTATTTCCGCTCCAGCCTGATCCGTAAAAAACCGTTCCTCCTGAATTAGAATTTGGAATTTCTTTATTTCCATCATTTTTTACGAAAGTGTAGACTGCGGCAATAATAGCAGCTAAGATTAAAAGTGTAATAACTATGCTCATAAGTTTTGTTTTATTTTTAAATTATATATCGATCTAATAAAAAAGTTCCGGCTTAACCGGAACTTTTAGTGGAGCTGGAGGGAATCGAACCCTCGTCTTGCTCAGTTAATACTGAGGACTCATTCACAGGCTTAGTCAATTTTTCTAAATTAACAAAATTTACGATTCCCTTATTTGATGGTTCGGTTTATCGAGAACTAATCTTCCATTTGGAATCCATTACAGCGATCTTAAGGGTATTTCAGGGTTACTGATGGATTGCCGGATTGTGGTACTATTAACCCTTTTTCCCGCTTTCAGATTTCTGTTCCTAGGTAACTGAGACCCGACGGTTAAGCCGCTACTGCGAACTCAACTTGAGCTACGGGAGCACCAAACATGTTGATGGTATCCCAAACATTTGTTTTGCCGTTTAAAGCGTTGTATAGGTTATTTAAGAGTTTCCGATACTAACTCTGCCTGCATCTCAAAGAAC